ATGGTGTGGCAGATGCAAACCGTCCACCTGGCGCTAAACCAGCAGCAAGCTGGTTGACCGCGCTTTGCCCGGACGTAATGTACGGCGCGTAATCAGCGCGGTTAAGGTCATACTGTCGGCGCTGCTCGGCGATGGACGCATCCGAAGCCGCACCCGATGCTTGCGCTGCGGTGTCGGCTGCGTCAGATGCCCCCATAGAACCTATTAGACTTGAACCTATTACGGCTCCCGCTACCCAAAAAGTCATGATAAAACTCCTTTAACAGCATTCCCCGCAAGGTACATACAATTTGGATCGTCTTCTACCAATTCCATTTCTGCGTCGTCAACCGTAGAAGAATCCACGCGGTGAAAAGTTGCGCATAGCGCATCTGTTTCCGCATAAACGGCGCGTTTTGTTCCCGGCGTGCTACTTAGTATACAAGGTCCGGTAATGCTTTGCACGCCATCATTTGTTGTTATGCGTACTGTGCCATACATAATGACGTAAAAATGTTCTTTTTTATGGACTTTACCAATAACTAAAACGCCAGCCGGTCGCCACACCTCACGGCAATACATACCACCGTGAAAAGTATGTTTGGTTTGCGGTTCGTATTGCGGCAGCTTTGAAACCTCAAACTGTAGCTTTTCTACGCGTTGCCGCATATCGTCATGTTTGGCTACGGCTTTCACTAGCTAACCTCCCGCCCTGAAGCGCGAATGTTGATGGCCGTTGCGGTGCCTGCGATGGTGGAGATAAACCCGCTTGCCATCAGCACCTGGCCAACAATCTCAGGGAAAGTATATACCTCGCTGGCCGCCAGCGTCTTGGTCTTGGTAATCAAGTTCTGATTGCCCGCCGTGTCAGCAGCAGTGACCAGATTCACACTGAGCGTTGCCGCCGTTGCGCTGTAGTTGGTTGCCGTGAACTTGTCGATAATTGTGGTGACGTTGGTGGCTGTGTATTGCGTGGTCTGACTGGCCTCTGCGGTCTTGGCGGGGATAAGAACTTTTACGGTTACGGTCATGGTTGACTCCTGATTAAATCATTAACGCCATTTCTCGCCATACGGCAGGAGTAGCGTTGTATAAAGACCAGTATGCGGTTGCCGTTACTGGGTCTTGATTGGTGCTATTTTGAATAGCAATATAAACTTGCCCCGTCCTAAGAACTTGCTCGCCTACCACATAAGCGTTAAGAGATGACCACGTTTCTTTGTATGTTGCACCGCTACTAATGAGCTTTACGCCCGCATAATTGCCAACAGGTGAAGCAAACCAAAATTGCATCGGCACAGAAAATTTGCCCACAGTCGGTATTGCAGCTATTAAATCAAGGCCGCTATTTTTTTTGTTACTTTCATAAATTGCAGTTGTTGCGGTCACTTGAGCTGGATCACTTGCGTATTGCCAAGTGTAATCTCGAATAGACTCAACGGTATTGTTCTTAAACAAAAATGTTGTGCCAAAAACGCCACCGCCGACAAATGAAATACCAATAGCAAATTTTGAAGAAACTCTATTGAAATCCAACAAATATGGAGAGTTTGCCAAACCGCTTGCGCCCAAAGGAATGTCAATACCAATTGAACCTGCTGGAACTGTAACGGCTGCATCAATTCTGTTGTTATAGACGCGCATTGGAATATCGGGCGTATAAGTCGATATTGATCCAGCGTTAGGCACATCAACAGCAGTAAATACAACGCTGTAATTTGCATCCCGATATGGGTCTGTATACGGAGACACCGCAGATGCACCCCCAGAATAAGCGCCCGTAAATAGCAAAGTGTTATTAGTAAAACTAAATCCAGAAGTGGTGCTATTTACACCATCAAGCCGAGTGTTTATAAATGTGTTGGAATCAATATTAGTAACAAACAAAAGATTTGGTGCGACTTTGCCAGTTTCATCAGCAAGAATATCGCCCTGTTCATAATGAAACGTATTTCCAAACAAAAACAACTGGCGATAAGCTAGTGTGCCCTCGTCAGCGGCAGAGTCAGAAAACAACACTGTATTACGCTGCTTAAGCCAATAACCACGTTCCAATCCATCTTGAAAAACGTGATTATTTTTCCAAATAATATTCATGGCAGATCGTTGTTGCGCCATGATGCTTGGGCCGTGTTCGCAATAATTGCCTTCAATCAAACAATTTGATGAACCTTCTGGCTCTAAGCCAACATCGTCAATTGTTGAAAGCCAATTGTTGGATACAACAAAACGGTCACACATTGCCCACCAGATGCCGCCAGAGGCACCGTTAATGACCGTATTGTTGGAGATCGTTGCACCGATGCAATAGCGGGTGTTTTTGATGTCTGAACCATTCGTTCCAGGGTTTCCAGGGCCACCGTTGCCGTAGATTCCCCAGTGAATGTCGCTGATCCAATTATTCAGAATCTTGGCATTGTTTGTGTTGGTAAAGAAAATGCCATCAATTGACATGCCTGGGCCTGAACGTGCGGCTTGTGTCTTAGTTGAGTCGTATCCAAAAATTCGGTTATCTGAAATCAACCAGTCTTGGTTCAAAGCAGCAACACCGCCATTCATTGCGATGGTGTTGTAACTAAGTTCTTCTGCGTACAATAAACCGCACCCATAGCATTCATTGCTGTTCAATGTAAGGTCATCAATCCATCTTGCACGAACAAGATAGGCTGTTTGGTCACCGTCACAAACAAAACGCAAACCATTGATAGTAATATTTTGTTTTTTGTTGGTGGTGGAAACGGATAAATCTTCAATTAAAAAAGCATAGACGGTGTAATTGACCTGCTGCCCAACAGAATTTGTAAACACAAAGTGTGTTTCATTGGTCGCTGTAAATTCAAATTCGTTTGTTCCTGCGGTAGGCACATAAGTGCCTATGGTGCTTGGCGAATCAATCGTGCCACCCATGCGAAGCAACTTGTTTGGTGTTGTGCCAAAATTTTGCATAAGCCTAAAGCTGACCCTGTATCGACGACCTGCAACAACTGAAAATATATTGGTTGTAGCCGATCCTGCGCCAATAGCGTCAAGCGAATTGCCAGCCGTGAACACGCATCCAATGTCTGGCGCATTCAATATAAATTGCTCATAGTTATCGTTAGTTACACCGCCATTTTCCCAAGTTGTAATTAGCTGGGTTACCGCCGTTCCCATAACATCAAAAATCGATGTTCGTGCAATGTTTGGGTGCAACAAAATTTGTGCGCCAATTCCGGCACCTTGAATTGTTACGTTTGATGGGACAGTCAAACAATACCCATCGCCAGTGGCGTAAGTTCCTTGTGAAGAAACTAGAAAAGTTCCGCTAGGAAAATAAATTTGTTGAGCGCCGGAATTTAACGCGGCTTGTATAGCAACGGTATCATCTGTTGTGCCCGTACCCGTAGCGCCAAAATCATACACGCTAACAATATCTCGCAGTTTATCGTGAACAGTTTTACCTACGGCGCCGGTATAAACGCCGGTGCTATTGGCTTGTTTAAACCCAACAAGCGCGTCGCCTTGTGCAATATTGCTAGTATTGCTAATTTGGGCTAAAAAATTAGCTAGTGTTTCAGCAGAAGCAACACCATACAAATTATCATAAGTTCCAATTAACACATCTGTTGAATCTTTTAGTAAAAATTTGTAATTTAATGCTGTATCTAACCAAAGTTCTTGATCTAAACGACCCGCAGAATTTAAAATTATTGGGTTTGATTGAGCAACATTTCCACTGAGTGTGGTGTAGGTTGTTGCTGGCGTGGTTGTTCCTGCCAAGTAGGTATATATTTTTCCACCGGATAATATAACACCGTTGTTAGAAAAAAATTGCCACCCTGCGCCAGCTAAAATTGAAATATTTACGGTCATTTTTTAATCCTTTAACTCGCCAAATAAATTACTTTTGCTAGTGGCGCAATATTTTTTAATTTATATTTGCCGCTTTAAGTTGGTTTTGTAAATCTTTTACCTGCTTAGAGAGTTCTTTAATATTATTCAACGCATTTTGTAACGACATAACCGTAACCGCTAAAACTGATCTATCATAGTAACCCCACGGTTTAGAAATTAAAATTTCGTTTCCGTTTGTATCTTTACCTATGTAAGTTTCTGGAATAGGCGCGGCTTCTTTTCCAATAGCTTCATGCACATTTTGAGCATAAAAACCTAACTGTCGATCTTGCCCAAAAATAGGTGCTTTTTCTTCGTTGTAATACCAGTAACCCGGTTCCAACTTGTTAAGCATTGCATCTGTATCAACCGGCACGCCGTCTTTAACTTTCCATGTTTCGTCTGAAACGGATGAAATAACGCCGCTTGCTGAAAATGTTGCCGCGCCAGCGCCATAAGCGGACATGGTTACTATTCCATTACTTGCAATACGCATCCGTTCAGCAGGTGCGGCTCCATTTGCCTGTGTTGTGAATAAAATGCCTTGACCAAAATCACCATCACTAGAGTTTTCTTTATACCCTTGAATACTTGAACCTACACCGTAGGTGCCACCTGAGTTATATTTAACGGAAAAAATAATTCCCGCACGAGGTGTGGAGTTATAGGCTGTTGTGCTGCGAACTTTAACACTACCATAAACATTAGAATCAGGATTTATTTGTGCGCCTACAACATCTAAAGTAAGACTAGGACTACTAATCCCTATGCCTACATTTCCACTTGTAGTGGCAAAATTAGCGCCCGTAGCCGCAGTTAATGTTGTTCCATCAAAAGTTAAATTAGTACTACTATTAAAAGCGCTTGCGCCGTTGCCATACGGAATATAGTTAGAAGTTAAAGCGGTAAGCCCAGTGCCGCCATTCCCAACAGGCAATGTGCCGGATACTTGCGTTGTTAAACTAACGCCGGACAACGCGCCGCCCAATGTCAGACTGCCAGTGGTGGTAACAGTGCCGGTCAGCGTAATGCCATTAACCGTTCCAGTTCCACTGACACTGGTGACGGTGCCAGATCCTTTACCGTTGAACGTATTCCAATCGGTGCTGGTAAGGTAACCGTTAACGCTTGTTGTTGCAGCGGCCATCGAGATCGCTGGCGTCGTGCCGCCTGAGCTGACGACGGGTGCGGTGCCAGTCACGCTGGTGACGGTTCCCGACCCCTTGTTATTAAAGGTCGTCCAATCAGCGGCACTCAACGCCCCGCGATTAGACGCAGAAGCGGTTGGAACTTGAAGCGTAATGACCGGCGTCGTCGTGCCATTTGCCACGGTGCTGGATAGGTCTGTGCCGGTCGTGCCAAGCGTTAGAGCAGCCACGCTCGTTACGGTGCCGCCCGATCCGGTCGCTGACAGAGTGCCGCCAGCAAAGGCCACGCCGGTGCCGATCGTGACATTCGAAAAGCCGCCAGCCCCGTTGCCGTAAAGGATCGAGGTGCCGCTGGTCGCCGGGGCGTAGTCTGTGCCGCTGGTAGCTGCGCTGATTGCGGTGCCGTTGCCTTTAAGCAGGCCGGTGATGGTCGTAGAGAGCGTGATCGCCGGGGTTGTGGTTGCGGTGGCTACGGTTCCCGCCAACCCGTTGGCCGACACCACAGACACGCTGGTCACGGTGCCCGTTGCTGCCGCTGCCCAAGTTGGCGTTCCAGCGCCTGCACTGGTCAGCACCTGGCCCAATGTGCCTGCCGCACTAACCGCAAGTGCGGGGCCAGTGCCGTAGGCTATGCCGCCCGCCGTAGGGCTACTGTCAAGGTTGTAGTTGGCAATGGTGCCAGTTTGCACGACGGGCTGAAGGTACGCGCCCTGAATGGCGGCTTCGGCGCTTTCAAACCGCGCCATCATCGACATGAGCTGCGCGGTGTCAAGTGTAGCTAGAAAGTCGCCCGATTGATCCTCGTATTGCGGAGCAATGTCTTTATTGATCTGGATTAGCAGTTCGGTAAAGTCAGGCTGATTGGGTGGCCCGAGTTGCAGTTCTTCCAGCGTAATAGGGTTGTTGCCGCTGCCGGTCAGGACAAACAGGTTAAGAAAGAACCGATACCATTCCCGCGCCATGAGGCCGGTGCGCTCGTCAATGAACGGCACCCGAGGCGCGGGGATGTTGGTGATGTTAAGCATTGGTCGGCGTGACAAACAGTTCAGCGCCCATGATGGCGATCTTGACCGGATCGGTGCCAGACACTTCATACACCCTGTCGCGGATTTTCTCGGTCATGCCGAGCCGCCGCCAGATGGTGCGGGTGCCGTAAGCCCCGAGCTTACCCATCGAGTTCCAGTGTTCATTCGACCAGGTATGCCCCGCGTCGTCCGACCAGCGCAGCATGACCTGCGGATCGTAACCCGGTGCCGCAGTGTAGGCTTCGGTTTCCAGCGCATAGCCGTTGTAATCCTCGGCAGGTTGCACTTGAGTTACCAGCGGTTCGTTACCGTCACCGGCCTCAGTGACTAACTGGTCACCAGCTTGCGTGGTCAGATAACCCTGCACAAACTCAGCAACAATGATGTTTCCTGATTCTGTGGCTAAATCTTCGCCTGCGTAAGCAAAATAGGCATTCAGCCCAATACCCGTTTCCGCGTCGAGCTGTAGGCTGTGGTGCGCGGTGCGTTTGAGGTTGTTTTGACCTGCTGGCAACGCACGCCACGACCGCAACCACTTTTGTATTTGGTCATCGTCAGCGTATACGTCCAGATCAAAAGCATAGACCCGCCCGTCTTCGTAGTCGCCTACCACAATCTCGTCGTTAAACGACATCTGGCAATTGCTGCGGTGCCGGACAAATTGTCCGTTTTCAAATCCTGCCCGTTCGTGCCACAACTGCGTAGAAACATCGTAAACCCATGTGGCTTCGGCAGACGGGAATATCAGCACATAAAACGGGTGCCCGTCCTGCTGGTAAGTGTAGCCGATGGCGTCGGTGATGTTGCCGTAGCTCTGAATGGCGTATTCAACGGCATTGGTCGAAATACGCGCAGGCGTGTAACCATTGGCTCGGTAGACTATCCCGCGCCCGCGAGCATCTGAACCCAACCAGAACACGCTGTTGTCCAGCTTGGCTACCGAATACGCCGCCTCGCACCCCACTTCCATGAACGCGCCTTGGACGCGTGCAAGCGGAAAGTCAGGCGTTCCGGCGTCATACCAGACTTCAACACTGGTGTTACCAAACAAGAATATCTCGCGGTGGTCTACGATCAAGGCCACCACATCGTCGGGATAGCCTTCCGCACTAGCAAAGTCCAACGGGTCTATGGCTGTGCCGTCCAGCAGGCTGGTTACCCAAAACTTCTGCGAGTCCGGTTCGTTGAATACAAAGTAACCATCAAGGTAGCCGACCGAGCCAGCGCCCGGGAAGTCTACGTCGGTAATCTGTGCAAACGCTAACGTGGATACGTTGTAGATGTAACTATCAGGGTTGCAAGCGATAAATATCTGTGTGCCGTTGTCTGCCATACTGACCGGCCCAGTGCCTGACACGGTGCCGAGTAGGGTGGCAGTCCAGCTCGTAGTCAGGCTGTAGAACTCACTGCCGGACACCACATAGGCTATGCCATTGGTGACCCACAAGCCGCGAATAGGGCCATTACCAACGGTTGCCACCAAGCGCAGGCCAGGACACCGTAACAGAAAGCCCGCCTCTTTCCCGCCGCTACCGTCGGGTATCGCTTCAGCAAAAAGGTTGACCATGCGATTGTCAGCCGCATTGATAGACCGAGCGACATAGCTGCCGCCGAGGATGGGCGTTTTCAATTACGCCGCAACTGCTTTGATAACCGCAAAATTAAAAACAGGGGTTTCTGTGGTGGTGCCGCCCGTTGTGCGGAACGTAAGGTTAAAGCTACCCGCAGCAACAGCGGTAACCATTAGATCGTACAGGTCGGTGCCGGATTTCTGGTTTAGGATGATTACATCCGTTTCCGCCACGGTGCTATTGGTCACCGTAAAGGTTGCCGCCGTCGTTGTTCCTGCTGCGCTAAACAAGGTTATTGCACCGGTCGTTTTGTTCAGCGTCACGCCCGTAGTGCGGCTGGTTATTTGGGTTACCGTTCCACCGGCACCCGTTGCGTAGCCTACACCTGCGGTGCCGGTAGACACAATCGTGCCAGTCGCAGTAAGGCTGGTGCCGGTTGCCGCACCGATTACCGGCGTGGTCAACACTTGATTAGTGCTGGTGCAGGCGCTGATATTGCCGCTGGCAACGGTGCCAAGAACAGGCGCTGTCATGGTGGGCGTTGTTAGCACCTGACCAGTGCTGGTGCAAGCACTGATGTTGCCGCTGGCAACAGTTCCCAGTGCAGGCGTAACCAGCGTCGGGCTGGTAAACAGAAGGGTAACCGATAGTTGTTTGGTTGTGCTGGTCGTTGCTTGCACGATTGGCAGCACATCAGCGCCAGCTTGCGAAGCAGCAACGGGTAGAGCAGAAATTGCGATATTAGCCATGTTAGTAATTTCCTGCGTAAATGTTAAACCGCTGGCGAGTCGCCACGATGCTGTAAGGCAAGCTCATTACGTCATCGGGGTTGTTGATGCGTTTAATGTTGCGTTTGCTCGACATGGCAATTCGCTGCACTTGGGGCGGCGGCTCGACCCCAAACTCGGCGGCAATCTCAGACGCTAGATTGAACCGAAACGCTCGCACGTAGCCTGGCGGCACTACCAATGTGGTTGCTAATGTTGCTGGCTGCGTCAATTCGGTTACGCTGATAATGTGCCATTGCAGCGCCGTAGTTGGCACCGGATAAACAGTCATCTCTATATCCGACATTTTCATGTTTACAAACATGACCTGCGGATAGGTGCTGGTGACTGTTTTTACTGCAATGCCGTTATATTGCTGTTGGTTTATTAGCTTGATGCCAAAGCTAATGCCGTTGCCGGGGTCGATAAAATATGTTGAGTCGTCCACCAATACCGGACGGTTGCCGACAAAATTACCTGTTGGCCCAAGCGTTCGGGTTGCGGTATTGGCAGGCCAAGTAAATATCTGGTCTTGCGTTGAAAATACAGACAGACGTTCAGACGACCAGCTATCCAACATCTGGTTCATTGCGGTCAGCGCATCGGCTGACGTTGCCGCCGATGGTGTTTCACCTTCGGCCAATTGACCAATTAGCCGTAACGCCCCGTTGATCTGATCGCCAGCCGTGGTGGTCATTCTACAAGCTCCTTACGCGGCCTGCCGCGAGGTTTAGCCAGTTCGTTTACAGGCGTTAACAACGCGCCAAGTTCGTAACGCTCCCAACCGTTTTTTTCGTCAGCGTCAGCTTCGGCGTCTGCAATAGCAACCTTGCTGCCGTGGACGGGGTGTCGCAGGTAGATGACCATATTAAACCCTCAAAAACCACCTCGCGGCTGTTACACCGCGAGGTGTTATTACTAAGCTACTCGGTAAACGCTATACGCTGCCGTGTCAGTTTTGCGAAACACAAACTCTGCCGCGCCGCTAACACCTGCCGCACTGCCAGTAATAGCAACAACCAAGTTGCCTACCGCAGTAATGCCGGTGCCAACAACTACCGTGATAAGGCCCGTACTGGTGCCAAGATTGATAATCCGCAGCGAAAACGTGCTGTTGACTTTCATGTTGGTCATCGTTGCGTCGATTAAAGTCGCCGTAGGCAAAGTGTAGGACGCCGCCGTAGTAGACGGGCTACCCACCAAAAGACCTCCGGTGATTTGAGCAACGGACAGCGTTGCAGTTGCAGTTGCCGTTTGGGGCGCTGCTTGGGTGCCAATTGTTTGTTCGCTTTGGTTGCCATCAGTGTTCTGATAGCCGCCACCAACTGAGGGAAGTGCCATGATTGAATCTCCTAAAAGTTTAAGTTAACCCCAGATACGGCAAGCCATCGGCGGGCGAATGGTGTTGAAACCATACAGCACATCGACACGGCAAGGCATACGGTCGTTGTTAATATCGTACTGACGCACGATACGCATCGAGATTCCGTTATGCACTTGACGCGAAGCCATATCGACACCTTGCGGAAGCAAGAGGTCAGCCGTTGCCAGCGTAATCGCATTTTTGTGATAGACCAAGTTTTGCGGGTACGCAGTTGACGCAGTTCCCACAAACGTCACCGCAGCGTTGTCGGCGGGGAACGCATCAATGGTTGCCAGCGCGTTTGCTGCCGTGTACATGGGCGGCGAGATAGCCATGTTAGCCATGTCACCACCGGATGCCGTTTGTGCCGCAGTTACGACAAACTGTTGCAGGCTACCAGTGCTAAGACGGGTCTGCGGGTTAACCGCATTTACGCCAGCAATGGTAAACACATCGCCTGCGGTTACCGTGGTGGACGAGGTAAGGCCATCAAGGGTAATAGTGGCTTGCCCTTGCGTGCTGACCGCACCGTTCACCAGAATGGTTCCCGCGCGGCTGCCCGTGGTGTGATTGACAATCGACTGCGACATGTTCATTTCGTCGTAGCCGAGAACACCCTCACCCATCATGCCGGTCTTGAACTGGCGGGAAATCGTGCCTGCCGGGTTGAAGAAACCACTCAAGCCGTTTACCAGGCCAGCGTTAGCGGCAGGGTTTACAGTTGCGTAGCGCGGCGACATAGGCGCAGCTGACTCGTTCAGCTTCTGTTGAGCTTGCAGCAGAACCAGAGCAGTGGCAGGCGTGGTACCGGGAGTGCCTACGGTGTTGAAAATAGACTTGTAGGCGTTAGCAACGTCAGCATCTACACTTGACGCCAATTGGCTGATACGCGGCTTCAGAACACGTTCCGCAAAGTCATCCAACTGCATTGTCAGTTCGGCGCTGGTGAAGTTGATGCCGATGTGCTTCTGGCTAGAAACCGTCAACGTGGTGTATTGCTCGTTGTCGTCCTGAACTTGCAGGGCGGCACCGTCAGTTACCAAGGCACGATCCGGC